GAGGATTCTATTGTACTAATTAAGCAATTAGCTGAAGCTGAAGAAGCATTAGAAACATTAGAGAAAAATTTTGGAGCATATAATGAAAGAGATTAATATTGTTACATCTTTTAATGAAACTATTTTAAAAGATACAGCAGTTCATTTATTAAATTCTGTTAAAGAAAATTTAGATACAAGTATTAATTTTACTGGATATTATCATGATTGTAAAATAGATGCCTATTCTTTACCAGATTATACATATAAAAGTTTACACGATATAAAAGACCATGAAGAGTTTTTAAAAAGATATGCAGAACATGATGGTACAGAAGAAGGAAAGATACCATATAATGAAAAGCTAGATGCTTTGAAGTGGTCACATAAAGTATTTGCCTTAACTGAGATGGCATTTAATTTAGCTGAGAAAAGTAAAGAGGCAGGGTGGTTAATATGGATAGATGCAGATTCTTATTTAAAGAAAAGATTAACTAAACAAGATATGTTATCTATGTTAAATGATAAAGCTGATATTGTTTATAATCCTGACGAACCTTTTTTCATGGCATTTAATTTAGATAAGCAACCTACTATAGATATACTTGCAGATTTACGTGGTGCATATATTTTAGGTGAGATGATTAAGTATAGAGAGTGGCATGATTACTATGTATTTTCTAGACTATTAAATATTTATCAAGCACATGGTATGAAAGTAGAAATTATGAATACTATGAATGATTATTTTTATCACTTTGCTGGAAGACCAGACTTCTCTAAAGTTGCTATAAGAAAAGGTAATGGTGAAAGAGCTTTTCCATTATCAGATGAGGTAGCTCCTGATATTAAACCTAATAGATATCAACAAATATCTCAGATAATGAAAGAGTATAAACCAAAGACTGTAATTGAAACTGGTACATGGAATGGTGGTAGAGCTATAGAGATGGCACTAACTGCTTTTGATTATACTGATACATTTACTTATCATGGTTATGATTTATTTGAAGATGCTACTATTGAAACAGACCATGAAGAGTTTAATGCAAAGGCACATAATAAATTATCTGCAGTTAAGAAAAGACTAGAAGAGTTTGCAGAACATATGAAAGAAAATAAAAATAAAACTTTTATATTTGAACTTAATAAAGGTAATACTAGAAACACCTATTGTAATGCTTGACCATTACTTCAGAGAAGATGATGATAAGATGGCACCTAATGATGCATATTGTGGTGTTAATAAAATATGGGAAAAATTAAAAGGTAATAAAGATATTCGTAAACATGTATTACCCTCTGGTGATAGAGTAAAAGATGGTGGATTTACACATTTTATGATAGTATTAAGTGATAAAAATTTACCTAATATACCAGCAGATTTACAAAGAGTACCTATTGTAGTTAATCCTAGAGACTGTGTACCCAAAGATTATATACGTGGTAATATAAAAGATAACATGAAGTTAATACCAAAGAATAAATTTATACAAAAATGTAGAACACATAATGACCATGCTATAATTATTTCAGGTGGACCTAATATAGATTATGCAGAATTAAAAGATACTTTAAATAAATATCCAAAAGCTATTACTATGTGTGTTAAGCATGCATATCCTGGTCTTATTGCTAATGATATTAAACCAGATACTTGTATCTTATTAGACCCACGTTCTATTGAAGGTGAAAGTACACATGGAGTAAAGAGAAAAGACTTATTAAAAGACCTTGATGAAGATACAAAGTTTCTTGTTGCATCTATGACAGACCCATCTGTTACTAATTATCTAATGGAAAAGAAAGCTAATATATGGGGATGGCATGCATTTACAGAATCATTACGAGATGATGAAGATAGAAAACATGCAATAAAAAACAATCAGGTAAAGATTAGAGAAGATGTAGGATTACCTGTAGGTGCTACATTAATTACTGGTGGCACGTGTGCAGCTATGAGAGCTATAGGTATGTTACATACTATGGGTTTTAGAAACATGCATCTATTTGGTTTTGAATGTTCATTAGATAAAGAACCTACAGATGATATGAAAAAAGAAACTACTGGTGCTGATGATGAACCTAAAAGACCAAAGTATTTTCAAGTATCTGTTGGTGACAAAGCATTTTGGACTACCGGTGAGTTGTTAGCAATGGCACAAGATTGTGAGAAAACTTTTGCTGATAAAACTATGGGTATTAATTATTATTTTTATGGTAAGAATACATTAGTATCTGAGATATGGCAAGGTGCTCAAAATAAAGAAACATTACCTAATTACAAGGACATGTTAAATGCATAGTAGAGCCGAACCCTCACAGGATTATGTAGATTTATTAGAGGAATATAAAGAGTTACATAAAGACCCTAAATATTTTAATGGTATTTGTTTAATAACACACTTAAATACAGTGTCAAATATTATACTAAAAGAAGGTGCTAAAAGTGTATTAGATTATGGTTGTGGTAAAGCCTTGTTGTATGATGATGAAAAATATAAATCAATGCGACTAAATAAAAAAGGACAAACACTGCCTAAACCTTTACATAAAATATGGCAACTAGATTATCATGCTTTATATGACCCAGCATATCCTAAACATAATAAATTACCAAAAGGTAAATATGATGCAGTGTTATGCACAGATGTTATAGAACATATAGATGAGAAAGATGTTGACTGGATTTTAGAGGAGATATTTTCTTATGCTAGAAAGTTTGTTTTACTAACTATTGCTTGTTACAAAGCATTAAAGACATTTAAAGATGGTAGAAATGTGCATGTGAATATAAAGACACCAGAACACTGGACAGAGAAACTAAAAAAACTACATGAAAAACACCCACATTTAAATATACATTATAGTTTAGATGTGTTAGAAGATGAGAATGCAGAGAAGCCAATATCACTAACAGAATGGAAATTAATAGAAAGGAAATAGTATGGCATTATTAGGTTTAATAGGACCTGCCACAAAGTTAATAGGTAAGTTTATAGAAGATAAAGATGCAAAGAATAAACTTGCTCATGAGATAGCTACAATGGCAGAAAAACATGCACAAGAATTAGCAAAAGGACAACTAGCAATAAACAAAGAAGAGGCAAAGTCTGGTAATATATTTATTGCCGGCTGGAGGCCCTTCATTGGCTGGTCGTGTGGGGTTGCCTTAGTATGGCACTTTATCGCAGCTCCGTTTATTATATTTTTTGCAGCTTTATTTGGTGCAACATTACCAACCTTACCAGAGTTTGACATGGGTAGTTTAATGACTGTGTTAATGGGTATGTTAGGACTTGGTGGACTTAGGACTTTTGAGAAGTATAAAAAAGTTACTAAGTAATGAGAAATGATTTTTTATGGAATTTGTATTTTCAATATAAAGGAAAACAAATGGAATTAAAATATGTAAATTCAGAAATGAGAAAAGGTAATGATGGGTCTGGTATTAATCATGATATATGGATACCAGATAGTTATGAAGAATGGTTTAATAAAATAATATTTCCAAAGGAGGGACAAACAAAATGGCAAAAGAATACACAATAATACTAGGTATAATTTTAATTGGTATAACATTTACAATTTTTTTAGGTGGATTAAATCCTAATACTAATGAAGTAACAACTGCTCCTATACCAGAACCTGTTATAGAAGTAGAAGAAAAAGAATATGAAAAATATGAAATGGGTAACTATAGGTAATGGCACTCAATGAGCAACAAGAAAGATTTTGTCAGTCATATATCTTGCACAGAAATGCTTCTGAAGCTGCGAGAGCTGCTGGGTATTCAAAAGAACATGCAGCACGACAAGGGCATAGGTTATTACAAAGTGAAGAGATTCTCGAAAGGATTACTGAACTCGAACAAAACTTAACTACTGATGTAGATGTAATTACTGAGATAGAAAAACAATATGATTATGCCAAAGCAAATGGTCATACAAATAGTGCTATCAAAGCATTAGAGTTATTATCTAGAATACGAGGAACTCAGGAAGAGAAAGAAGATAACACAGACCCTGTTAAATTAAAAGAAGATTTAATAGATTGTGCTAAGATAATGGGTAAAGATTTTTACTTTGAGATAGGGAAAGAGGCTGGATTTTTAGACAGTCATAACAAGATAGACAACGTAAACAACGAAGAAAATAAACATTAATATAAGACCACCTATAATGGTGTTCTCTATCATTTGTTTTTGTTTTCGTTTAGCTTCTAATTCTGCCTCTTTCTTTTGCTTTCGTATGTCTGCTTGTATACGTATGACTTCATTCCAGGCATTAGGGCCATAGTTTAGGTTTACAAAGTTACGTAACTCATTCTCCATTGCTATAGCTTTCTTCTTCATAGCAAATGTTTCTAGTGCCTCTTCTTCTACAGAGCCAAACATTTTACTTTTCTTTTTGTTATGGCCTTCTTTAACTGTTTGAATCGCACCCATCCATTTGCCTAAATCTTTAGACATACTCTCTACTTGTTTACCTACTTTGAATCCTGCTACAATCGTTTTGTATGCAGTCGTAGCTACACCAAATGCTGTAACTGGGTCCATGTTTGCCTCTTAATTCTTAATGGATTATATAAAACGTGGTTGTCTTTTGTAAGGGTCTTTTTCTATTGGGCCTCCTTTTTTTGCAACTTGTATTGGCTTATCTTTACCTAAGAAAGCTGCATATTGTTGTGGTGTTTCTTCTTTTAATCTTGTATTATATCTTTTACCATCATAAGTAAATTCACCTTCTCTATTTCCTCTAGCTGCTGCAAAGGCTTGTTTAAAAGTTTCTTCTGGTTTAGCTTCAGATACTTCTACCTCTATTTCTTTTGGCTCTTCTCTTTTAGACAGTGTTGGTCCAGGGTCTACTAATGTTAACATAGCATTACTAATTCTTTTCATTCTTTTTGCTACACCTCCAAATCCACTGCCTTTCTTTTTAGATGCTTCATATTCCCTACTATTTAAAAATTCTTTTGATGCTTCTGCAACTTTACCTTTGTTTAATAATTTAACAGTGTTTTCAGCATATGCTTTTTTAGCTTGTGGGTCAAAATCTCCTCTATAGAAACCACTAAATAAAGCAGCTTGAAGAAACTTAGGATATGAATTTAAATTAGGAAATACTTTTTTAAATCTAGGAAGTCTTTCATTAATATCTCTCATAAGTAATTTATTAGCATCATCAGAGCCTTCTTCTAAAAACGTTCCTTTTTTAATAGGTTTACCATCTAAACCTCTAGTATGTCCAGCACCTATTGTAACAGGGTCATTAGCTTTTTTAGTAGGTTTTTTAGCCACACTAATAAAACCTTCATCTTCTTTTATTATATCAATGTAATGTTGTATGTCTTCCATGTTCTTACCCTTTCATCTATAAACTCTAACATTTTTATTACTTAAATCTACTTCTACTGGCTTACATATTGCTGTATATCTTTGTTTGGTTTGTGGGTTTGCTGGCTGTTTCATTACCCTAGCTGCAAAATATTTACATCTATTAATATCTGCAAACATCATAGTGCTTTCTTGTTGTGCTTGCCCAAGATATAACAT